GCTAATCCTCCGGGACTTTCGCCCCTCCCACCGGCTCACCAGGCCGGTCGTGTTCCGATCAGCGTCCCTTACAAGGGGAGTCGCTGATTAGGGTATACGCGGGTCTTTCGAACAATCCAGCGTTCGTCAACATCGCCAAAGTGGCCGATCTTTTCAGGTCGACCGACATTGCCGGTGGTGATCGAACGCGTTACGGAAGGTTCGACGCGTAGCACGCCATCACGGCGTGTTGCAGGTCCATCAGCTGCTGCAGTATCCCTGTCAAGCAAATAAGCTCCGGATTCATCCAGGAGCTTGCCAACAGGAACGCGGTGATGACTACGTAGACTAATGTAGTCACGATGATAAGTCGCATGCCATTTCTCCTCGTTACTGGTAAAGATGAATGGGTCCCCATCGAACAATGGTGGCCCAAACAGCCTTCCATGACGAGAGAGGTAATAGTATGCGCTGCTCATCGGGGTCTGGCTCTCATGCCCGTAAAGCCGGTACATCCAGCGATAGATACGATTCGCGGCCCTCGTTGTCTCAACGGGGCTCTGAAGCGGATCAACCTTCTGGTAGATCGGCGTTACGTCGAAGCCGCGGTAATAATGACCACCGCAGGATTCGAAGAAATCACCATCGATGAATGATTTTTCGTGGTTAATTCGGAAACCGAAGAACTCCAGGTATTTTATCACCTGAGGCGCAACGGACCGGTTAACAACGATATCATCACCGAAAACTGCGCACCTCCCAAAGCACGACGTTATCGCGTAGAAGATGAGACTTTCCAAAGCGAACGTGAAGCCATTCCCCATCGAGCAGAACATGACATTCTCATGCCATGTTCCGTCAGGTAGGTATGTCTCACGAGACCTAATATCGTCAAGATATTCGGCCCAGTCGTAGGGGAGCAGCAGCCAGACTACTTCAGAGATGATCGAGTTTGATGCCGACTTAAGGTCGAGCGTTGACCAACCATCCTGATAGGCTGCCTTAGCGAGAAGTCGATTTAACCGCCAACCCTTTTTGAGGTCGACGCCCACGCGTAAAAGCTGGGTTCTCATAAACACACCGACCGCTTGCTGGAGGTAGCCGTTGGCTAACGGCTCCTTGGCGATCGTGCGATGTGTTTTGATGGACTTCGGTACTGTATCAAAGTGGTTCCCCCTCACGAGGGACACCTCTTTCGCGTTTGAGGCAAGACCTAACCATAATGGGGACTCTTCACAGAGTTGTTCCCAGTGGCGTAAGGCCGATGCAGTAACGGTCGGAACAGCCATGTATTTCTGAGGTTTCTGTGCCTCCCTTCTCGGGAGAGCGTCAGTTGCCCCGTTCCCAAAACGCCCCGCCCACTTCGTAAATTCGTCGAAGGGACCAAGTATATTGCTGATTTTCCGTTGAATCCTTAGGATTAGTGATTCAACGTCCGCCTCACCTGGGGCGAAAGCAATTTTCCTGATCCGTTTACGTGTTTCACGATTATGGGCCTCATCGGCCATGAAACCGTTGAGTGCTTCGAGCTTGAGATCACGTCCGTCGAAAGTTAGGACGTCATCACCGTCGACCGGCGGCACCAACTTCGAGAAGTAGGTGTAAACCGTCCAGTCGGCAGCAAACTCGTGATGGGAGGCGTACATACGCAGTGTAGGGCTTGGTAGTGTCAAGAAGGGTTCACCCTCTTTAAAACGCAACCAGGCCGCGAGCGCGTATGAGGAACCTACGCCCTTGCACAATGCGAAGAAGACTTCGCTGTGAGACTGAAAAGCCTTGTGCATAGTGTCAACCCCCTTAGTAGTAGCAACCGAGCAATTGCACGTTGCTGACAACTTCAGTAGTAACCAAGCAATTGCGTGATTACAGCGTTAACGACGGTGTCACTCAAGGCGGCAATGTGCATCTTACGCAGATCCTGACGGTTCTGCAAAGATGAGCGTTCCGGCATGATGAATTCCGTCTTGGCGCGCATAGCGTAGGCGATCGTCGGAGGCGGGGTTATACCCGAATCGGACGTCCCCAGCGCTTCGAGGGTTGGCATGTAGGTTGTAAGAACGAAACGATTCACACGACCAGAGTCGGAAGCCTCGCCAACACGTCCGGGTTTCGGGCGTTTTAGCGTGATGCTAATCCGATTATAGCCGATGGGAGTCGCCGCCGACTGGTCTTCAAACCAGAAGACGCCGTTCTCGTTTCCAATGGGAACAAAAGTGTGTGCCACCGGGGTGGCTAGCGCATCGTATACGACGATGTTGGCAGGTGACGGCATATATGCCTCCAAAAGTAGTTAACGGAGGTAGTCATCGGTCAACGATGACCACCCGGATCGAACTCGGCGTCTGTAAGGCTGCACCTTGCGAGGTGGCAACCCTATCTTAGACGTAACGAAGTTCCCCAAAAGGGCCGCGGCATTCGCCAACCGATGCGCACCGAGCTTCACTTTGAAGCGTGGAGTCCGGGGCATCGGGCTGAAGTGTAGTAACTGACGGTGCAGCTGCTTAACAACGTGTAATCCAGTGGTTGATGAGACCACGGACACACCTGGATAAGTAGCCACAAGGTTAGAAGCTACGCTCTCATCGAGAACCGTCATTGTGTGAAACCCGTCTACAAAGCGCGGGCTACTCACTAGGGCAGTCTCGAAGTTGCGAATGTAGCCACCGACGTTAAGAAACCAATCGAGCACGAAGGAGTAACCAGTACGTTCATACAGAATTGACAAGGGATTGAGGGACGTCCAACGCGAGAGCGACTCGAGGGCTGAGAGATTCTGGCCCGCATAGCGGAGCTGAATCAAGCAGCGCGTCGAGATTTTGCCTTTGTGTTGGAAGTAGCCCCAAGACCCAGTCAAGCCTGCAGGGATGCACTGAATATTGTTCTTCGAATACTCGGTAACGTCGCGCGCCTTGGCAGAAATGACCAAGGGTGGCTCTGGGTGGTTGTAGATCTCGTTATACGCATCATAGATGGTCTGGAGAGTGGGTGCAACCCCATAGTTGTACTCCAGCCATTTCTTACTCGCTTCACGGATCGGTAGATGCCGGATTGATTTGGCGTACGACATAAAATGCCTCACCTGATGAGCTATCGTGCTCGCCAGCTGTGCGCTTTTACGCCAGTCCAACAAGTCAATCGAAACATCAAGGTTGCCTCGCAAAGCCTCGAAAGCTTTGTCCAGCGCAGCGTTGTACGCAAGATCGTAGCGGCTTGCAATATCGCCGTAATCCTGCGGATACGCTGCCAAGGTTGAAGTATACCACCCATCCTCGCGTTTCATAACGAACCGAGGGTAGATGCGGTGATACTTCTGCCAGGAGAATTCATGACAAGTCAGAGAACGGTCAGCGCGTTTCACACGCGGACCTGTATAATCCTTTCCACGTACGTAGGTGTCGTTCTCCGAGAGCCACTGGCCCTCGTAATGGAGTTGACCCTGTGCGTTTATGGAAACAACATACGCGTTCACTGACTTAGACTGAATTTCACCCATAAAGGCTCCTTGATTTACCTAGGGAAACCTAGCCCCTGCGGCGGTTGGGATTCTCACCCAACTATGCTTCTACTACTGCCAGAATTCTCAATACTGCACGGTCCACTGGACCTCACGCCCCAGCTTCTACCCATGCAGCACGCCT